GTCCGCGAACTCGCTGCCGTTGTCCACGGTGATACTGCGGAAGATCAGCCGGAACGTCGGCGCGCCGTGCTTCCGCTCCAATGCGTCGATAGCCCGCACGACGGTTTCCGCCTTGCGATTCGGAATGAGGATGATAATTTCTTTCCGCGTTTTCCGCTCCGTCATAGTCAGCAGCGCTTTTCTGCTCTGCTTCTGTCCGCTGTAAACGGTGTCCATTTCCCAATGCCCGAACACGCTGCGATCCTTGACCTCCGGCGGGCGATTGTCGATGCTCTCCCCGGCGGGCGCGCGTGCAGGCGTTACCTTTTCAACATGTTTATAGGCGTTCTTGTGCTTCCCGTGCCGCGGGCAGTCTGCCATCGTCAGACGGAGGAACACGCCTTTATGAATATAGCTGTAAATCGTCGGGACGGACAGCGACGTTGCAAATTCTTTCCCGTCGATCTTCGCATAGCCCAGCGCCGCCGCCGGGCTGCAATCCTTTTCGATGATCGTTTCCTCGATGTACTTTGCCAGCTCGTGATCGTTGCCGATTTTCAGCTCCGGCCCTTTGTTTCTCAAATGCTCCTGGTGCTTCTGCTCCGCGATGTCCGGGCTGTACGCGGTTTCCATTTCCCACGTCTTGCTGTTCAGCCGTTCATATTTCCCGCGTCTCAATTCCCGGTAGACCGTTGAGATATGAACGTGAAGCTTTTCGGAGATATATTTCGGCGTCATTCCCTGCTTGATCCATCGCTCGATCCGCAGGCGGTCCGTTATCTCCAAGTGCTTATACGGTGCGCGCATGGTGTGTTCCTCCTTTCAAAACTAAACCCGCGGATCGCCGGTGTCGGTGTCCCGTTCCGGCGTCCGATGCGTGATGCTTTTTCAAAATACAGTGCCGCGCGGCGGTTTGTCCATTGACAGAAAACACAAAAAGCGCCCCGGCATTTTGCACATGCAATGCCGGGACGCTCCCCGTCAAAAGATATTAGATTGCAGGACTGTCGATGCTCCCGGCGTCGTCGTCTTTTTCCGTGAAATTGTTTGCTTTTGCGCTCTCAAAGGTGATCCCGCCCTCGCGGTGATCGCTCTTTGCCATGTTCATATAGAACGAACAGACAACGCCGTGTGCGCTCCACGGCAGGCCGACCATGACGGCCAGCCATGGCAGCGCGCCCATGTAATCGTCGTGGATGCAGTAGGCGGTCAGCAGCAGCACGCCCGCCGTTACCAGCCAAAGCAGCCAGCGAATATCCGAGATCAGCCGTTTGCTGTAATCCAGCTTCCGCGGCTCGCGCCTTGCCGCATGTTTCCCGCCGTTCATGCTTTTCCGATAACCTGCGCGAAACGGTAAAGCACCGTGATAAGCTGCTCCCGCGTCGGCAGGTCCTCCCACATGTAATTCGGTGTGCCGTCCGGCAGCTTCCCGCCGCCGTTCACAATCCCGTTTGAGATCGCCCAGGCCCGCGCCGCGGCGCTGTATTCGCTCGCGTCGTTGTCCTGCAATCCCTTTCGGAACTGATACCACATTTCTTTGAACTTGGCGTATTCCTCCGGCGTAAAGCCAGCCGGTGCGGGCTGCATCTGCGTCGGTGTGCTTGCCGCGCTGTCGCTCCCGCTCGTCGGCCTTTCTTCTGATTTCGGCTGCCAGAGGCATGCCGCGCGGAGATCGGCGCAGACATTGAGATCGACGGCCACGCCCAGCGCCGCCGCCATGCTCTTTGAATCCGCTCCGCCGCTCCACTGATATTGATAGACGTTGGTATGCTGCGACAGCTTCCCATAGGACCAGGCGCAGCATTGCCAGAACACGGCGCAGGCGTTTCGCTTCGCCATTTCCTCGACCAGCGCATACTTGCCGTACAGGCCGACGGTGTACTGCTCCATGTTCCGCTTTGCTCCGCGCAAATACGCCTCAATGCGGTTATAGTCGTCCGTCGCCGCGTCGTAGTCTGCCGCAAAATAAACAGCCGTGCCGGCAGGCACGCCCATATCCTGCGCCAGCTTTTGCGCGCGCTGGCCGTCATACTCGCCGGCGGCCTTGCCCTGGTTGATCCGCGCCGCGTCCAGCTCCCAGCACAGCAGGATCGCCACGCCGGCGTCGTGAATGCGCTGCGCCTCCTTTTTCGTCAGTGCCTTGCTCATGGTTTCCGGGACGAGATAACGCCCGACGTATTTCACGCCGTTGTCCTCCAACTTCCCGGCGACCTTTGCCGTGATGATCGCGGCGGTGTCGATACCGAGGATGCCGCCGCCCGGCGGGACAATGCTTTGCGTCTTACTGTTTCCCATCGTCCGCGCCTCCTTTGCCACCGGGGCGCCCGCCGTTGTTCAGATATTCGATCAAGGACTGGAAAATGCCAATAATTTGTCTGTATGCCTCGTCATATCCGAACATTGCGGCATAGGCCACGACGACGCCCAGCAGCACGCCCGCCGCGCCTGCCAGTAGGATCATCCACCAAAGCGTCCAGCCCTGCATGATCGCCGCGACGATGCACGCGCCGATGGACAGCACCACGGCCCACGCCACGGCGACGGCCTGCGGCTTCTTGACGTTGAAAACCTTTTTGCAGATTTCCGTCAAGACGTTCACGGCAGCCACCAGCAGCGCGATCAAGGCCGGCAGTGAAATGATCGTGAATATCTCCATGATATGCCCTCCTTATAGGAAATCGTGTTTTTCCAGCCGTTCATCATAAACGCGCCGGATATGCGCCACGGCATGAACGGCCCGGCTGTTTTTGTAGTCGTCATGCAGCTTGCAATACTTTTCGTAGAAGTCGATCACGGAAAGAATCTCTATGAAATCTTCCTCCGTGTGCGGGATGTCCCGCAACAGCTCATTGTTAAAGGCAAGGATGCGCTGCCGGTGCGCGTCGGCGTTCCGCTCGTCGTCGATGCGGATATGCTCGTCAAGCGTCTGCTTTGTTTCCTTGCACTCGCTTTTCACGTCCTCAATCTCTTTCAGAACGGAAGCGTTCAGCGCCTTTCCTATGATCCGCGCGATTGCGGACCACGGATTGATTTTTACGGGGACGATCTCAACCAGCGTCATTAAGACAAGGATGATCCCGCCCCCGTTCAAAAGAATCTCTTTGATGCTCATTTCTCCTTTACCTCCGTGTCCCACGCGCCGATTACGCGCCGGTAAATTTCATCCGCTGCGGCGATTTCATCCCGCCCGGTTTCCGTATCGCCCAGCTCCGCGAGGCGCAGGGAAAGCGCCTTGATCGCTTTCGCCTGCATTTCCGTGACCTGCTCCAAGTCGGCGATCATCTGTAAATGGCTCAATTCCTGTCTCCTCCCGCAGCCGCGCGGCCTTTTTGATCTCCGCGCGGTAAATTTCATTCAGACGCCCGCGCAGGTGTTCGCTGTCCGAGTGTTCCAATAGCCCCCGCAGACTGGCGGCGTGCCGGTCAAACTTTTCCCGGCTGATCCGCCCCTCTGCATATTGCGCACTGATCTTGCGAACTTCCCGTTTTAGGCGTCCGACTGTGCTTTTCCGCAGCTTCGCATGCGTGGGCCATATCCGCATACCGACGAACTCCACGCCGCGGCGCATCTTCTGGATGCTCGTTTTATCGTTGAGGTCTAACGCCAGCTCGCAGGAGAGATACGCGGCAATCACGTCGCGGTATCTCTGTAACGTCGGCGCGCCCGGTCCGATGATAATAACGTCGTCCATATAGCGGATATAGTAGTGGATTCCCAGCCGGTGCTTACAGAATTGATCCAGCTCGTTCAGATAGATGTTTGCGAATAGCTGCGACGTGAGATTGCCTATCGGCATACCCACGTCGTAAACCCATTCCTCCGGCGGCGTGTTGTCCGGCTTCCTCCCACGCGGCAAACCGAACGGCTCCGCCCTGCTGTTAATGACGGTGCGTAGAAAATCCATCATGTCGGGATCGTCCACGCGCCGGGCCAGGATTTCCAGCAGCTTTTCATGCTGGACCCGGTAAAAGTATTTGCTGATGTCGAGCTTCAGCGCGTACCAATCCGGCCCCGGCTTCCTGTCGATCTGGCGCATCCAGTATTGCAGGCGCTTCGCCGCCTTGTGGCTCCCTTTATCTTTCCGACATGCGTAACTGTCCTCGATGAAAAGCCGGTCATAGATGGGATTCAAGTATTGATAGATGCTCCACTGCACGATCCTGTCCGGGAACGGCAGCGCCATCACAAGGCGGCGTTTCGGCACATACACCCATTTCTTGCGATACGGTCCCAGCTCGTAGGTCCCTGCGGTCATGCCCTCCTGCACGACAAGCAGGTTATCTTCCAGCTCCGCCGTAAAGCTCATAACGTCATGGCGGAAGCGTTTTCGCTTTCTCGCGTTGCGGTATGCTTCCAGCAGCCACGCAAACGAACAAATGACCCGCCATGCGTCCCGGATTTTTGCCATAGCGCCCATGCTGCGATTCTCCCCGCCGCGTGTGACGTTTCCGCCTCCGCGGCAATTCACATTTTTTCCCGCATCCGCGGGAATGGTATACAGGCCCCTTTTGGTCTGCGCGCCGACTGCGCCCCGTAAAGCGCAGCCCACATGTCCGGCGCAGCACCGCCACATGGCGCAGCCGCAGACGAAAAGCGGACCGGCCCCCGATGTTCGTGTTGACATTCTCCCGGCCATTGTTGAGGTTCGAATTGAACACGCCGGCATTGCCGCCATTGTTCCAGTTGCCGCCACGATTCAGGCACC